CTGTGTCTGACACCAATGCGCAGTCGGTGATCAACCAGTTAAAGACTGGGGTTGCTAATTTTAACAAAGCCGTCAATACTGCGATGGATTCTGTTGGTGTCGGTGGCACCGAAGGTTTGTTGAAGTTAGCAAAATTTAATAAAGTCGCGTCACAGGCTACAAACGAAGGGGGTGATGCTCTAAGCAGCATATTAACACTAGACGAAGCGTCAATAAATGCTTCGGCCGAAGCTATTCCGGACGACGAAATGGGACAACTAAAATTCTTTGATAGTCCTTCTCAATCAGAATCTACGTCGATGAGCGAATCTACGTCGATGAGCGAGTCCACGTCGATGAGCGAATCCGCGTCGATGAGCGAATCTAATTCGTTGTCTCGTAGCGATTCAACCTCATTTAGCGATTCAACCTCATTGAGCGATTCAACCTCATTGAGCGACTCAACCTCATTGAGCGATTCAAACTCTCTGAGTGAATCAAACTCTCTGAGCGAGTCGGGGTCTTATTCTGCTAGCGGATCCATATCTGATTCGCATAGCGAATCTCTATCAGAATCTAACAGCGTGTCTGGATCCGGAAGCATAAGCCAATCTGAAAGCATGAGCCAATCCGAAAGCACGTCTATCTCTTATTCGCCGATTGAGAAGTACCTCGTCTACGACGTGTTGTTTAACCATGTCGGAAACCAAACGATAGTCACGTTTGATGATACGGCAGACGGAACGTTTGACCTGGACTGGAATGTGGGGTGGGAATACCAAATATCGTTCCTAGTAACAACCCAGGGTTATGCTAGAGTAGTTTCTTTCCAGGATACGGCCAGTTTCCCTGGTGATTACGGGTATATTGATCTCCACGCAAGCGGAGTTTTAGAAGTAAGATCGCCAACTCGGTCTTACAATATTCTTGGTGGAAATAAGACGATACTAAGTGGGGGCTTTGTGGCTAACACGCATTACTACGTTTCAATAAGTTATGATGGAAATTTTGCAGACATCCCTTCCATCAAGACGGTAGTAAAAAAGGCGGGACCGGCTATGCCCGCAAATCCCCCGGTTGTTACCGAGAACATTGGTCTCAATTACACGAATAACATCGTGGCTCGTTACAATTTTGACACAAATAAACCTCTTTTGGACGTGTCTCGTGATAGTTCCACACTAAATTACGAGCTCGAATCGCCACTGGTGCCAACAAGCAGCACTCCTGCGCTGCCTACGCAAACAATCGATTGGTCGAGAGATTTTGAAATGAAAGTTGATTATACTATGAATTCTACCAACACTTACAGGAGATTAATTGGCTGGGGCGATGCGGGCAATCAACCCAGATTCCAAATTACATGCCACGGTACAAAATATTGGATAGAATTGTCAAATATCAATCAGACTCAAATATTACAACAAGGTCCATATTTTGATGTAAATATTGGTTCCGCAGATGCTCCTGCAGCTAATACTCGATACAAGATGATTATTAAATATGTCGCGTCGAACGGACCTTATTATGTTAGAAACGGCTACTTTACATTTGCTGTTCAGAAATATGACGATTTCACAACGTGGGAATATGTTTTAAATAACAAATCCACTGGCGCCTGGCCTACTAAAGTTGAGGCAAATTATGTAGACGTTTATGAGGATGCGAACGGAAACAGCACAGCTCTTCTTGGCGATCGGTACGATAGAGCCCGACTCTTCGATGGAACGATACATTCTTTTGAATACAGATCTGAATCTTTGACCAATTTTAGTATGATCCCTACTCATACTACCCCAATATTGTCAAGCGAACCAGATCCACTATACGGTAGCTACGTTTCGTTAGGAAACGGAACGTTTTACAACGTAAATTCAAAGTTTAGTATGAAGTACATGGGGGTTGATTATACGTTATTAGCGGGAGGAAGAGCCGGAAATCCCGGGACTGCTTCTGCCTCAAGTGCAACATCGTGGGGTTCAGCGTCTGAACTTTTTGATGGTTTGGCGAATGGAAATCATTCTGCCTGGTTTGCGGCCGGAAATTTAGGAGGCAGTCCGTATGCAAATCCACCAGAAGTATATTATGAATTCCCGACGTCGACTCGAATGACAGCGTATCGAATGTGGCAGAGAAACCCAGATAACAATAGTTATTCGCCCAAATCGTGGTCTGTTCGGGGAGTTCTAGATGGCGTGACGTACGACGCCAACGATAGCTCTACATATTCTGAAATAGATTTGCAAACAAATCAGTTTTTCCTTCAAACCGATGGTGATTCGGTGAAGTATAATACAAATTTCAATCATTACATGACAAATAATACGACTGCATTCAAAAAATACGTATGGCGATTTACAGAAGGTCATAACGCAAATGACATCGGTTTTGGAGAGATGGAGCTGTATGATATTCATGCATCATCGACTGGTATCACAAATCAGTTTACAATAACGTGCGCGGTGCGGCCGCACAACAAAAGTGCTAATTACGGTACTATATTTGACGTTGGTGAACCTAACTCAGCGGTTAACAAGCGACTTAACTTGTCGATTCATGCGAACGGGTATTACACGGCATTGTACACAGATACCAATCATTATGTGAATACTGCCTCTGTAGACAATACTCCAACATACCAAAATAACGAATGGCACATACTTACGATGACGTGGGACGGCAGCACCGTGTCTATATACCAGGATTCGATGCTTGTGAATCATTATGCGACGACTGGTAATCTTGACTTGGGCACAACTCAAATGATGTTTGGTGCCATGAATCACGCGACGAACACATCTAGATTTGATGGCGACTTGGCTAGTTTTGTGATTTTGAACACGGTCGTGCCCATCGCAGATGCCGTGCAATTGCACCAGCCAAAAGCGTTCGGCGGGTCCGTGTCCATACCGTCGTCGTGGTTTGTAGATTGGGAAGACATGTATCGCACTACTTCTGGCGGCGTGTCAACCAACATTTATCCAGTAATTTTTAATGGCAACGCTGATCCCGTTGATGGACTAGAAGGCGCCCAGCATAATTACACAATCAAATTAGGCAACACGTGTCGAAACTATCACAGACCGATAAACGGGTGGATCGACCACTTTCAAATACACGAGGTCAAAGAACTTCCCACTGAATCAGAATCCAATAGCAGAAGTTGGTCTGATATGGACCCGAGTAACATAGACCCGTCTAAATTTATATTCTATTACGACGGTAGCGTTTCCGGCATGTGTCTGGTCGACAAGTCGAACAATAATTACGACGCGCCAAATCAAATTGCTAGCGCCGATACTCTTTCTACCAAACTATATTACGATCAAAGCGGGGAAGGTCATAACGTAAAATTAGGTCAAGACGACACCACGTTTCATCTGCCAAACAAGCTTTACAAGGACTTGACAAACAATGTATTTACACTAGTGTTTAAATTAAAGTTTTGGGCCGAACCGGGCTTCAATCAATACGATACCAATTGGGGAACTCTGTTTGAAAATCGCTCTGGAATAAATGGTAGGTTAAAACTTCAGTTCGTAGGACCTTCCAATGGAACAGGTTGGTATTGGGAAATCAAAAATGGTTGGAACAGTGGTACTGGAAACAGCACCAGCATATCAACAACAATTTTGCCCATGACACATGAAGTGGTGCCAGATAAATGGTTTACCTTAAGCATCATTTCAGACGGCTCTTCGTTAAAATTTTACGAAGACTCGACATTAATTTATACAGACAATCAAACACACACCTACAACTGGGGCGAGGACGTGACACACAACAACAATTACTATACCATCGGTGCGACAGGATACGGTGGAATCAACGCGTACCTAGCGTGTTTCTATGCTTTGAACGTGGCGGACGTTCCGGTAGAAGAACTTGACTACGCAACATGGCAGGCGCCCATATTTCATCCTAGAGTTTCAAATATAGTACAGATGAGCCAGTACACGTCTGATAACGTTTTCGAACACGCCGGCGACCAATATAGCTTAAGTTATGATAACACGAAGGACAAGGAATTTCATCTGAATTGGGACATAGACTGGGAACTGAGGTGTTCGTTCAAGAAGACGACCACGAGTACTGGAAATCGATTGTTTTCGTTTAGTACGCAGATCAATAGCAATACTGGTTACATCGAAATTTTGGAAAACGCCAACCTTGTCTTGCTGAACGAAAACACTGCACTTGTGGATAACGTGAATACTCAAAACCCAGCAGGAAATTTTGTTCAAGATACTCATTACTACATGTCCATGTATTACGACGTTTCGGCTCAAAGTCTTAAAATATGTTACGAGACTTCTACAGAATTTACAGATTGGGAAAGTTTGCGAAATCTGACCACAGGCAACGCGACGACTCACGACCTGAGTGCCAGTCCGTTGACGGGAATCTTGACTTACACCATGTACATTGGCAACACGGCTAGGAACTACGATAGGCCTTTTGTGGGTTGGATCGAGTTATTAGAAATATCTAGCATGGAAATTTTTCAGGGAACCCCGGTGAATACGATTGCGACCACCGATCTCGTGCCGTGGGCAAAGCAGACAGCCGGGACCGCCGGGTACCTGAACGACGACGCAACGTACCATTACAACAACATTAATGACGGAGATCCAAACACGTTTTGGATAGCCCCCAACAATGCTCCCGGAGACGAGCCCGAAGCTATTGGATTGTATTTCTCACAGGCTACAGACGTATCGGGGTTTACGTTTACCTGGCCAGATGTCACCGTTACTGCCGAAAATGTTCACAATAGAAGACGGGGAATTTGGAGATTACTTTTTACGAGAGATGCGATAACTTCCACCGTAGAAGCGCAGGCAGCTTCGTATGACTTGATTGAACCTGCGTTTGAGCTAGGCGATCCGCAGACGGATGGTCAGGCAAACGTACCTACTGAAGTGTCGTTCACTTTTAATCACAAATTGAAAAACATAACGGGCTTAAAGGCTGAAATTACAGGATTACAGAGTTCCGTGGCGTATGAAGTTGCGCTAGGCGATTTTACGTTATATAGGGATTTGTCGGGGCCCGGATATCAATACGCAAGCAACATTCTGCTTCATTTTGACGGCACAGTTAGCGGCAATTCTCTTGTAGACGCGTGGGCAGCTAGACGCGGTGAAAGTGGTTACACGTCTGCCATCGATTCCGGTAGTCCTAGCACCGGAATCGATGCCGTTTACGGAAAGTACGTGACTCTCAACGACCGGTACTATCAATTACCAACGAATTTTCACACAAAACTAGAGGCCGAGGACATATTTACGATATCGATTGTTCTTAGACTATCTGACACAATGGGCGGCGATGCTAATTGGAATCAGCTTTTTGGCGACGGCACGAATCGCATCCTCCATTTAGGCCCAAGCAACGGCGACGGGTGGTATTGGCAAACGAACTCCTGGGCGGCTCCGTATTTGAACGAATCGCTTAACACGGGATCTGGCGCTAGCACTGGGTGGAAAAGAACGCATAATTATAACGAATGGGTTACGATTAGTATTATCGGCGATGGTCAACAGACAAAATGTTACGAAAATTCTAAGCACATGTATACCATGTTGGGAAGGCATCGCGGTTCCTGGAATGGTTCTTGGAAGCTCGGCCAATCCAACAACAACAAGATTAACGCAGACGTCGCATCTGTCATGGTGTTTAACAAAGCTATTCCCATTGAAGATTTGCAGCAAATGCATAAGCATTCGCCATCTGGAATGAACGCACCGGACGCTGCGGTGACGCCCGAGTCTAGGTGGGGTACCTTTGACGACGGCATCCCCGAAGATTCCTGGTCAAATTCTGCATCGTATTCACCACCTCCTCCTCTAGGAATTGTAAATTTGAACACAGCTGTGCAAGAATATCCTCCAGTTGATTTGTGGCCAATTATGGAAAACGGGTACGGAGACGGGTCTCAATCTCATCCAGATGCGACTGCAAACAATAACGGCGGTCACGATCCATTTGGTCCTACATTTACTGATTTACATTCACTTGGACAAAATGGAACCATGTGGGGGATTTACTATTCGCAGGGCGGAATGGCAAATGTTTCCGGTGAATCATACGGCAATGGTACATACGAATTTCGAGCTGACCGAAACAAGAATGGTCAGAATAACACCATCGGAAAAGTGTTTTGGAGAAAAAATTACTGGAGTGGTTCGTCACATGGTGCGTTTAGCTATTATACAAATTTCAATAGAAATTCCGATGGCACATACGATGATAATCCAAACGATTCCACGTTCCCTACTCTTGGGTATACCAAGGATGGATATTTAGGTACATGGGCGTGGATCATGTTACCTACTCAAATATATCTTACTGGAATCACGTTGTGCGAGTCCTGGAAGTATAACCAAAATTTCAAAGATTTCAGAATATATGGTCGGCGATCCATAGACAGCATGCCCAACTACGATACGAGCACGCAAGAAAATAGAGTTTATCTCACGGAAAAGGCTGATGATTGGGTGCTTGTGTACGAACACAAGGAAGAATTCGACGGCGAGCCGGTTTATTTTCAGAATCCTGGCAACATCATTACAGATCCGCAAAACGCAGGATCATCAGACACGCATACGACTTTTGATAAAGCCGACGTTTGCCACGGACATCGCGTAGATTTTAGAAAACGCGGCGTGTCTACGGCGAGCGGCGAGGATTGCTTTGACACTTATTGCCTGGTCATCAACAAGGGATACACGAGTTACGTTACGCTAGAAACGTGGATCCTTCACGGCCAAGAAATTTCTTCTTCGGAATCTACGCCATATGATACGCCGAGTTCAAACATTGGCGATAATAGAATTTTGGTTTCCGTAGACGGTAATTACGTCTTTAAAAATCCAAGGACTCACGCTGCATATCCCGGAAATATTCAAATTGGACTAGGCACGTGGGTACTCGAAAACGTGCCAACCGCTCATCCGATCGGAATCGTGCAATCGGGAACCAATATAGAGTATCACGGAGATACGTCTTGGTACACGGGCACGGCTTCCGAAACAGGTGCGTCTTCCATAAGCGGCGTGAATTATTATTCGGGGCGCGTAACAATTTATGTGAAGGGTGATTTTGGAACCGCTAGTTTTCACTGTGCGAATCATGGCTACATGGGCGGACAAAACATTTTACAATTTTCCACACACGAGCATTGCACAGAAAATAACCCTGTGAACCCGTTTCAAGAAAATATAACTCTTGGAGATTGTCAACAGTGGCCGCCGCGTTCGGTCTTGAGCAGCAACGAGCCCGAAACCCCAGCCCTGTCTTACGGTAAAATCTTCCAAGACCCGCGAAGCGCTTTGTACGATTATCGCTTTTGCGTTGAACGACAAGTGCACGGGAACGACTACGGAAACGGCACGTATTGGATGTGCTCGTCGCCGTATCAACACAACGCAAGCGTTATTTACGCCTTTGACGATAAATATTCAATCACGTCGAGCACAGGAAACGCAACGGGATGGAGATCATATGGTTTTGGGTCAAATGGCGTCTTGTCGACTGCGTACAAAATAGGCGGCACTCAGCGCACGGCTGGATTTGCCTGTGTCCATGGCATAGAAGGGCCATTCGTAAGAATTAAATTTCCAAAAATGATTTTTCCAAACGATATATTCATCGGTCCGCAGTACGTAAACAATAATTTAGCGCATTCTATCCGTAAAATGCACATCTTTGCATCCAACGATGGCTGGAAGAGCCAAACAGAATTAGTATACGAGGACAACTTTTGGGGTGGAAACGAAAACTGGACAAATGCTGGAACGGTAGAATATCTTGGCGAGACAGTCATCATGCCAAACGGCGGCGCTTTTAAATGCAAAAAATTTCATATATTTGACAAAAAAGGAAATGCCGCCAAGAAAGACATGTTCAATGAATTTGCCCTGATCATTCCCGAAGCTACAAATACTTTAGTTTTTGTCCGGTCGATTATAGTCATGGGTCAAACAGAAGGCACGCCCACGCCACAAACCGTTTATTTAGAACAAAATCAAACTTGGCCATCCGAAACTTTGTATATCCATAGCACTGAAGCGGGTCGACACCACTATCACTCGCACTCGTGGCATACGCTGCCTCACTATGCAGGAGGTGGTGCTATGGACGTGCACACCGAATACACGCACGGACAAGTAGGAGTAGTTTACGCCTTCGACCATAATCCCGGCTCAAGCTCGTTAATATATACAGGTAGACCCAACACCTATATCGACGACGGAAGCGGCGATTTCGTCTGGGAAGGTGGCATTGCGCACCAGACAGCTTACCACGGGTATTTACCTGCCGATTACCCAGGCGGATATGTTTCTATAAAGTTAGCGAATAGAATTCACCCCACGAAAATAATCATCAGCGAAGATGGCAACTCAAGGCCCGTCTCATTTAGGGTGTACGCATCAAACGACTTATTCACCAATTCCAAAGTTCTGTTGCATGAAAGCATTGACGTTGACCTCAGCGCGCTCACAACTACCTGGCCCGAAACGGGCGCTACCATCAAGGGAATTACTATAGACCTTAACAGCATAGAAAACAATTATGCAGATCATTACGAAAGCGGCACGCCGGGAAGCGTCGACTACGACGATTGCTACGACCTTTTTGTGTTGATTGTTCAAAAGACAAGCGTTAGCAAGCAATTCTATCTAGGCGAATTCAGCGTTCGTGGTCAAGCTGTTTGTAGCGTGCCTGCGACAGAAAGCACTAAACTTTGCTACACGCCACCGCCACCCCCGCCTAGCTTCTGGGAAGGTGCCATCTGGGGTTTCAATGGAGATACTGGTTCAAGCAACAACAAGCTGGTCGATACCGTGAAGTCTAGCATCGTATACGACGATAGCATCCCCATCAAAAGCGGCACACCGATTACAGGAACAGATTCAACACATGGCGATTACGTCACGTTAGGTTCAAACGGTGGCACTACGACTGATAACTATTACACAATTACGAATCCCGGTTTCAGACTAGAATGTAACAATTTTACTGGAGCGACATTATCCTTTCTTTGGCGAAATGTCAACAATCCCGATCAAAGTGGCGGACACGTTATTCAAGCCCATCATGCACAAAGTGGCCACGCGGCTCATATGGGATTCTGGGTCGGGGTGGTAGCCGACACTGGCTTCATGGCAAAAGTTGCAGGAAATTACGCAACGCTCAACTACACGTTTGATTCGCCCAAGAACAACGAATGGTTTTATTTCACTGCCGTTTTTGCCGAAAATGGATCTACCAATGCTAGCACTACGGGAGGAGTTACGTACTATATAAATAATAAGTACGTCGGATACAAAGCCACGGGCGGTGGCTCGTCTTTGAACAAACAGAATTGGGAAATAGGTAAAAAGCTTATTGCTGGTCATGGCGATTCTAATCAACAACCATCGGGCGATCTCGCATCTTTAGTAATTAAAAACAAACCGCTAGAAAACATTCAAGATTATAAATATTTACACGATTTTAACAAAGGCACCATGGGAAACCATTTAGATGGAACGTACGTAGCACCAGCGACTCCCACCAGACCCGCGGCGACGCAACACATCATACATTATTACGATGGAAGCGTGAACAATACTCAACTCGTAGATCACGTAGGCTCCAACAATGGTATCATTACAGGAACTGAAACAACAGGAACAAGTGAATACGGACCCACAGTAATATTTACAAATCACTTGTATGAAATATCACACCCATCTTTTTCAAGCGAGGTCACAATTAGTTTTTATTGGAAGCCAACAACTTTTAGTCAAGCTGGTTCTGGTACACAAATAGTTGGTAATTATTATCCAAATGCTACTGGTATATATATTGGACAAAAGAATAATCAATTAGCATTATGGATGTTGTGTCCTGGTCATAATGCCACAACTTATAACACCTCATTACGAGATTCTGGTTCTTTAAAAACATCAGAATTTGCGTTAATTACATATATTTACAATAATGGCAGTTTTGATTTGTACTTTGGTGGAAAATATTGGGGCATTTGTCCTATATTTACAAATATAAATACAACTCCCGATTTTACAAGTGGAACATGGAGTATAGGTGGTGGGTCTGGTAGGTTTGCTCAAGGTGAAATGACGTCTCTCATTATTTGCGACGAAGTGTTGACCATAGAAGAAGTCATGGATATTCAAGATTACGCAACTACTGTACAACCTGGATCAAATATTAAAGCTTAAGTAGAATGTAGCAAATTTTTTTTTTTCACAAGTTAAATAAGAATGAGTTGCGACGTCGTTGACGAAACCATACCGATAAATAAAAATTACCCAGGAAAATATAAAAATTTCTTAGAAGATAAATACAATTTTGTCGATGCTTGTCAAGAAAAAGTGGGCACGACCGACTTCGATCACATTAACGAAAATCTGGACGGAACTTACTCCTTCAAACATCTTTTTGACGTAGCTGACAACTTAGATGAGCATTACGATGATTGTTGTCCGTTTGAGAAAAACGCCGGCCCGTGGCCGAATTTCCATTCGTTAGCACGAGACAGGGGCTTCGAATACGCATGCCGGGGGGTCATTTGCCACGATGAAGACTTAAAAGTTGATCACGGGAATGTACACGTAACCAAACCGGGTGCGTTCTTCATTGCCCCTCTGAAGTCAATTAGAGAATGCCTAGATTCCTGCCACTTCTCAAAGGATAGCACAAACAAAAATTGCATTGGGGTCGGGTGGGACGAGCCTGTTTGTACCGGCGGCGAATGCAAAGTGTATGCTGAAGAACGCCCTGAGCGTGAATTAGAAGATCCGTACGGTAAATGCCCACCCGAGTTCACGCCCGCCCAGAGGCTGGCCTACAGCTATCCGTCAGACACTTGCTATGATGAAGACAACACTTATGATGAAGACGGAAATGTTATATATCAACGCAATTACGATGCATATACGGGACCGTTTGGCTTCAATTTTCCAACCGATTCGCAGGACGATGTAAGAGTATTTATAGAAGCTTCGGGTGGCTATGGTAGAGAAATTCCTCAGCGCTTCAATAATGTTACTCTATGGACAATTGAAAACTATAATAAAACAACTGGCGGTGATGTAATGTTGGACTCGCGCGGCTATACGAATGATGGGCTCGGAATATGTAATTACAAATCACAGGAGAGTTTTGAAAATGGAGCTTGTCGTTTGGGCGGTCGCGTGCGTATTTATAAAACAGGAGATCTTGGTGCATGTTTTCACTTTCATGCAGGTGGTAAATGCGAAGGGGGCGAGAACCACGGTAATACTTGCAACCCTTATGGCGGCAAATGCTCTCACGACATGAAGACAGACTGCGCGACAGACGACAACTGTGCGGGAGATGCGAAGTGCTTCGAGGTGGGCACGGATACGCCTTTTGTCGCTGGATCGTACAATCCTTGTGGTGATAATGGGACCTGCATCCTCCGGGATAGCTGGGATGCTCGGAAAATATCTTTTGAACCCTCAACTACTCATATTTTCTTCAACAAATCTACAGGTTTAGAACAAACAGAGAGATCTCATACGTATGAAGAGTTTAAAGATCAATGGCCAGTGCAAGAAGCAACGACAAAGAACAATAATTCAAAATTGCCAAGAGACGGGAATCGAGACAGAAGCGGAGAAAATTTATATTACCAAAGATGCGAAAACCCTTATGCACCATACAGTGGCGAAATTCATGAGAAAAATATCTGTTATTCATACCCCCAAGCATATGAAAGATTGGATGACGATTAAGCCGTCGGAGAAAAATTATGTTTACTTTATTTAAAATGAGCGAAGATATTACGACAATATCCAAAGCGACTTATCAAGCATCTCACGTAATTGCTATAATTGGACATATCGGAATTTCCATCATCGTTATTTTAGCAGGTTTTGGAGTTTTGAATAAAACGTGGTTGTTAGCTTCTGGATTCTTATTGCTACTAGTGTCTATCCTCGCAATTATTCCCATTTTTCAAAAAGATGATAAAATTCTGATTGAATAAATTATTATCCTAGAACAACAATGAAGAAAAAGTACGTGATTACTATCGTAATTTTGAGTATAATTGTCTTTGCAATCGTATTGTATTCAATTTCTCTTGCAATCATATCTAGACCTAGCTTTAAAATATCTAATTATGAATCAATATCGAATCAAGGAGTTCTATTACTTCAAGCGTTCGACAATGATTATGCAATTGGGCACATGACTAGCGAAAACAATCGCAAATGGGCTAAAAAAAATAAGTATGATTTTAAAATATACAAAGATGTTACACAGGGCGAAAAACCGCATTTTATGAGATATAGGGCAATTCTAGAAGCGTTTAAAGATCCTAATATTAAATATGTGGTGTATGTCGATGGCGACGCAGTATTAAGTTTTGATCACAACAGTTTATACAAAGCAAAAGGCAAAGAATTAACATTTGGCAACGAATTTTTATTCCACAACCATTGGGGTTGGTTGACGAAAAAAAGTCCCATAAATTCGGGATATATTGCAGCGCAGAACACGCCTTACGTCGCAAATTTGTTTGATAAATTGTTGAAGTCAGATTCTTGCAAAGAGTGTAGGAAAAAAGGTTGTGGATTACATGGATTTAAAGATCAAGGTTGTCTAGACAAGTTATTAAAGAACCGAAAAATAAACAAATCCAAGATCGGCATTATTCAAGTACAGTCTAGAAAGTGGCCAACAACTAGTCTCTTAATACATCCCGCCGGAACAACAGATTCTACGTTTTCAAACCTCAAAACTGCTATATTGCATTTCAAAGACAGAGCATGACATTACAAATGAAAACTTTTTTTTCCTATAATTTTTGTCATCTCGTCTAACTTAGCAGCCTTCTCGTCAAAATCAAAGACCTGCCTTTTATCGAAGTCGACGACAGTTTTGGCGGCGTCTAGGGTATGGTCAGCGGTATTTCTGTCTAATACTCCCCGATCAGCTGTCAGAGAATAATTTGTTTTGGCAGCTCTTGGCACATTTGGCCTCGACATTTGCAGATCTAATTTTTTATGCATATCGCTCATGGGACGACTTGGGACAGCCATTCCCCGCGGGACATTAAGCTGATCGCGACGGGCTTGTTGCAAAATGCTGTTCCGACGAGCACTTGCAAGATATAGTCCAAATTCATTTTTCAATGCCGACAAGAAACTTTGATCGGTATTTTCCTGAGAAGAGCATCTTTGTACTATTACAGCCAGGTCTTCTTGCACGCTGGCGTCGATAGATGTGTTTAGCAGCGATAGGTCGTGGCGCACGTCTGCAATCAGCGGGGTAAAGACATGGGGATTACAAACTCTTAGTAAAAAACTAGGAACTTTCGCATAATTTTGAAATGCTATCGTAACAATATTTTTGGAAATGTCATCAAGGTCATTCATGTTTATTATACAATTGAGATTTAATTTTATTCAATAAAAAAATATGAAAGTTGTCGCAATAGACGTAGGATTGAAGAATTTAAGTATTTGCATCATAAATTTTGATTCGACAGAAGAGTACAAAATTCTGTTTTGGAAGACAATAGACTGTGTCACCACGTGGACAGACACCAAAAAGAAGTTTCCTAAAAAACCCAGCATTCAAAACCAAGTCGACGCTGTAATATTTGCGCTGCAAAGTCTCAATGAAAAATTTTCCGGCGCCGAGCACGTGTGGATTGAAAATCAACCTGTCGGAGTAAGAAATGCGTGTGGGAATACTGCCATGAAATGTATCCAGCATTCTATACAATCGTATTTTCTCATAAATTTTCCCGCGGCCGCCATCGTCATGGTAAGTCCCGGCATCAAATTGGGTAAGCAGGCGCCGAAGGAATACGGAAAAAGAAAGAAGCTTGCAGTCACTACAGTCTTATCTATTTTAAAAAATTCTGAGAAAAATTGTATCTTATCCAATCCCTATATTCAACAAATCACGCAATCCAAAAAAGCTGACGATCTTGCTGATTCGTTTCTGATCGCTTATAATTATTATAAGAAACTTAATAAGAGCGAATAAGATGCGCGCGACTACTAGAAACATTAGTCTTCTCATAAGAAAACTTTTTATGATATTAATAATTGATTATCGAGAACAAGAAAAGCTTGTTCACTACAAAAAAAATGAATGGGTTTTAATTATTGAAACAAGTCACATGCTTGCGCAAAAGATTGAAAATCCGATCGTTGCGCTGTATGCCGCCCTGTACATAGTATCCGGTTTAATTTGCCAAGACCCGAAAGAAAAAGTTTTTACTTTGAAAGATTTAGAGAGGATTTCAGATTTTGCCGCCGGAAGAAGGGCTAGATTTTCAAAACATAGACTTGGTTGGGAATTCTGCGATTTTATTTTGTCTTTTGATGAATTAAAAGAATTGAACTACCACTCTGTTATGGGGGCTATTGAAGGAAGCGTAGGAAAAAAAATTCGCACATTTCTGTTAAATTAATCTGACTAATAGATAACTGAACAATCATTGAAATGTATGCATGCTCTTCTAGAAACATCTCTCGCATCTTTTTTGGAAATGACATCTAAAGGACTCGAGGGAAGGTTAAAGAAGTTAAGATTATCTGGGCCAAAATACGGATTATCATTTGGGCGACGTTTTGTTTGCAGCCACTGGTGCAACCCGCCTAGTTCGAAGCAAAGATAGCTGATTCTATCCTGGTTTGTGCCTGTTCTTTTAAATACGACGATTATGTCATCGTCTGCAAATTTTTCTAGCGTGATAAGATTAAACTCGCAGCTTCTCAATTCGTCTTTGTTCATTTGTCTTTTCAATAACGAGTACGTGAGATTATATTTTAACAATTCACACGTTGCCATTTAATTAAGGATATTTTTTTTTTTACGGTGGTCCGCGCAAACACTCAAAATTTTTTTCCTCAAGTACATTAAAAATGACAAGCAATTTTCTCCATGAAGATTTAGTTGGCATAAAACTCCATCCGGAGGAAAATATTAAGAAACCAAAACAAAAAATAAAATTTCAAAAGTTGCTTGAGAAAATAAAGACAGAACAAAACTCAAAACTAGAAAAGACTGTCAGCACGCAAGTTCTCGGCGGCGGAAAATTTGCAAAATTGAAAGAAAGAATATGAACAATATAGCTTTAGAAGACATGGATGACGACAAGATAGACGTGTGGCTAAAATCTTACCACAAGACAGTATTGAAAAGATTATACGTCAGGATCAAAGGGATATTGCGAAACGATGCCGGGACGGGTGTCAACCGTTGCGTCTGTTGCGGCGTCGACATGGGGTCAATGAATCCGCGGCAGTTGTGTCGGAAGTCTTATTGTGATGGAGAGCCAAATGAATATTATGATATGAAATTCATGCAAGATGAAAATTCAAATGATTCCTTCCAGTCTGTTTTTTCAAATTATTCAACTGACAGTTCTCTCGTGCGATCGTTGTAACATTTTTTTTTAAAAATATTTTTAAATAGTAAATGAAAATTGGGGTAACTGCTACGGCTATCGTATTTTTCTTATTGGTTTTAGTAGCAATTTTTACGTCACGTCTTGTAGCGTTTCCTAGCGTACCTATTGGAAACGTAGACGATGACATGGTCACTGTAATCATACCGACTTTTAACAGAGACGTTGCAAACGTTACCAAAATTATACATTACTACTTGGATAATCAGATAGTCAAAGACGTATTTCTAGTGCAATTTGAAACAGGAAACGACGTTCCCATAACCCCGTCTCCCATCTTAAATAGAAAATGGATAAAATATTTGTATAAAAACGACCTTAGGAATAGGTTTAACCCTGTTGTAGATGTTACAAGTCCATACGTTTTGATTACCGACGATGACGTTTTGATTAAAAAAAATTATCTTAACGGCCTGGTGAAAGCTGCGGGCGCAGAAACTCATCTGTTTCATGGTATAGATGGGAGAAATTTAATATACAACAAGAACCAGAAAGTTTTTAAGTACAAATGCAGCTCACCGCCCTTGATGAAAATATCTCAAAAGGTAGACATTCTTTTAACAAGTTGCCTCTTATCCTACGCGCCCACTATAAAAAGAGCTTTCAGCATTTACGAACTTAAAAATAAATATTTTGCAGAACGCTTTAACGGGGAAGATATTGTGTTGTGTTTGTCGCATGGGTTAAAAAAATGCAGATTGTGGAACTGGGGAAAAGTTGCATGGAACGCGCACGAATTCCCACACTACCCCGGTAAAAAGAATATTCGTAGCGACAACACCATCGAATTGTCAAAAAATAAACTCCATGCGCATAACAGATCAAAAATAACAAATTCTTTGGTGAAAAACATTTTAACTAGACGATTAATTTACATATATTTTCACGTTCGCGCCACGGGAAAATGGAAAGACGAAGTCTACGAAATTTTTAAAGCCTTGAAGAAATTACGCGTATTTGAAATAATAAAAGAGTTAAGAGTTTGCGTTTTGGGCGAAGACGTTACCGTTTTGAGCGACCTTTGGAATTTCGACCCAAAAATAAAGATACGCGCAACCAGCCGCGACACAACGTCGTCCCAGTCTTTTACTCTAAACATCTTGCAAAAAGATAGCAAAACCGGGTCTTTTTACGCTTTTTACATGCACAACGTTGAAAATTTAATACCTAAAAAATGGGTTCGTCTGGTAATTAATGAGTGTTGGAAAGATCACATCAAGTTGTTGTTCGACATGCAAGCCCACGATGTCGCGGGCGCGCTGCTTAGTAATTATTCGCTCGGCGCGCACTTTTGCGTAAACTTCTGGTGGTCGAAATCAGAATTTTTGAAGAATAAAAACTATGTTGCCAGTCACGACGACGACTTGGTCCATAAATGGATTTTATCAAGCGAGGGGTGTACGGCACTTAACCTTAAGAAAGTAAATTTAAAATTGTTACCCACCCAGCCCGTGGGAAGTTACAACGTCGTTTCCCACGACAACGCGTTGTTTATAGCTAACCCTGGCCCATGAAAATTAACCAATCTTCTGGCGAATTTTTCGTTCCGCCATCGTACTGGACTGCTAATTTGTTATTTAGCAGCCATTGATTAATCGACACGTCTTCGCCGTCAACAAAAACGTCGCACAGCAAACGACCGTATTTCTCGTTTTTTACATTTTTTAAATTAACATATTTACCCAGTACTTTGGCTTCTAATTTTTGTTGAACGAAGCGCGCCGCCTTTTTTTCGCGTTCGTTCTTTGTTCTCAATTCTGGGGTGTCTATTCCGTTAAGTCGCACGCTGAAGCGGTAAATTCCAGCGTCGATGAGGTTGGTGAACACCGTAGCCACAGTGGCGATAGTTATAGAATCGCCGTCATAAACTTTGATAACTTTTCCAAATGTTACGTCCGGCACAAATGTTTTGCAATCTTGCCATTTTACAGAAGCTAAAATTTCTTTTGTGGAGGACGACATGCCTGTTTGCTACTGCATAATTTTTTTTTTTCGATTTTTTGCTGTAATTGCACCAAGCAAGATTCTATGACGTCCAGTTCGGATCGAATGGAACTAAACGAATTTTGAGTTGGTTGACGCGGGCTAGTCGCGCAAGACATAAACCTAGACGGCATTCTCACGTGGCAACTATTCTCTGAGTCAGCCATGTCTTAGAGCACCAACAAAATTTAAAGGGAGGAAAAAATTATTCTTACTCATATTTCTTCTCCGTTTTAACATTTTTTTTTATTTCGGGGGGTGATAAAAATGTTGCCAGATAGACATATTATCGGAACTACTATTTCTTTAAATTATGCTTTCGCCCAGTATGTTGTTCATTCCACAAGAACAAGTTTTATTGTCTCCTGTTTTTTCTTCGGGAACAAGGAGGTTCGAGTAGAGAAAGAACGTCAAATATGACGCGTATACTACGCAAGGCAGCGAAAGAACACCCGATATAAAGTTATTGTTCATGTATTGGAATGCGACCATGATTGAAGTAACAGTCGCAAATGCCACTAAAGAAACCCCCGGGATTTTAGCGTCTACTAAAAAGAACGATATTAATCCCGATAGCAGAAGTAAATTATATGCAATGTACGCGAACAAACTGAAACACGGACAAGAACATTTTTTCGCAACAAAATATGATGCTATAGCCCCCAAAACTATGGAAAGATTAGAAATTAACGTAAAATAATTTTTAAATAATTCCAGATCTTCGCCGTCACCTTTTTCGATTTCTTTTTGGAATCCATGCTCTAACGATATGATATTTATTATTGCTGCGGGGCTTAACATGACCGCAAAACTCAATATATCTGCCGGCTTCATTTTTTTGGTCTCGTTTAGTTAATAATACTAAATAAAATTTACCTTGTATAAACAAATGGTGGAGAATTTGGCCGACACCGCAAATTCTATATCTCAATTTTTAGGCGAGTTATCGACTAAAATATTGGAAAGAGAAATAAAAAATATGGCAAAAATTCTTATTCATGATCACAAAACGTCGCTATCCCCGGTAAAGATTGCTCTGCGATATATACAATTCAGACACAGCGCAGTCATTTTTAGAAATCAAATTACAATTATTACTACATCGCAAGTTATGCACGATATTCAAAAAAAAAAAATTATCAAAAAAGTAGCGTTAGCAATAGCCAACGCAAGACAGGATATTTGTAATTACGCCCTGCGAAAATGTGATTCTAAAACTAAGCAGTTGTGTAAAAGTTTATCTATTGGTCACGTCAACAATACAAGTCTATTTGTAAATAAACTGGAATCTTTGAATATTTTTGAATACGTGCCTGCAGAACACATCAATCTGATTTACAACGAGAACAAAAAGGTAGTAAAAAGCTGTGTCACAAAATTACAAAATTTATGGCTCAAGTTTTTTATAGTCATTCTAAAACTTGTACCAGAAAACGATTATAAATATACATTATTTGAAAACGTGAACAAATGTATTCGTACAAAAAAATTTGAACAAATTTACTTGAAAAAATTATTATTAAAAAGTAAATGAAAGAAAAGGGCGGGGAAAAGGCCGTTGTGAAATGTGCAAATTGCAACAAGGTAATAAAAGGCAATTGCATATTTGTAATAAGGAGTGATAACACCAAAGGGTATGATTTTCTTTGTGCGAATTGCAATCTTCATAAAAAAAATGAATCAAGATCAAAATTTTATTGATGTATACCAAACATGGGAAACTCTTCTTCTAACAATACAGGTGATGCTAGATACGATTTGTCAAAAACTCCAAAATCCATTTTTGGTTTAAAAGGAAATCTTGATGAATATGATGCGAGCGAAAAAATGACGTGTTCTGACTTATCTATGTTCAACTCGCGCTACAGAACTTTAGTGTACGATGCTAAAAAGGATTATGACAAATCCGACGCAAATTCATCTAAACGTACTTTGGATAGAAAAGTTAGGAACGAAACCGAAGAAATGTTTAACGAAGATTTTGACATGGGAAGGCGTAATAGCAACGAGGGTACATTTTCATCAGACAAAAGAAACGTTGGATCTAATCAAAAAAATTATTGCATAGGCGGAGATCTTGAAAAAAAAGGTATGGAGTGCACCGACAATGATGAGTGCAAACACGACTATCTCGCTTCCACCGGAATATGTACATCATCATTAGGCGACAACGACGAACGAAGCTCAACAAAGAGACGAAACAGGGCAAAAAATGCCATGACGAAAAAATACGCATCGAATGACACCCCTACATCAGACCAGGTCAAGCCCGGCCTCAAGGAAATTTCCGAGAGACCGCCGAGTTACAACAACGACAAGTTGGAAGTTTTGGCCATGTTTGATCTATGCAACCGCGCAAAGGACGCCGGCGGAAATTGCCTGGCAACCGTAGACGAAGTCAAGTGGACTTATGCCGAAAATGGGGAAACAGACGAGGCCACTAAAAATGCCACATCGACGCACGTCATTCCTGGTGGTTTTAAGTGCGTAACTCAGAACGCCACAGGCGGAGTGGAAGATTGGGGAACTGCTGGAGAGGCATAAAAATCCAGCCGTCATAACTCAAATCAATTAAGAAAATTTCGTAGACGACAGGTCCGACGTTTTTTTTTTTTGACCTTGACCAGTTCCAGATCAAATAAGAGTTCGGAATTAGCCGGTATAGTTGATGTTCCCCGCGACACTACTTCACTTCCGTATGCGAGATTGGGTGGTATGATGATCGTTCGTATGCCACCTTGTCTCATATTTTCCAGACCTAGGTTCCAACCTAAAATTAGTGGAGATGTTCCATATTTCAAAATAAATCCTTTTTTTTGAGTTGTCGAATCGTCAAATTTTATGCCATTCACAGCGCCCGGCGCATAATAGTAGCCCGTGTAATGAACCTCAATTTCGTCTCCTTCTAAAATACACGGACCATAACCGGTAATCACGTCGTTTACCAAGACCCCGTGCTGTTTTACATATGAATTTTTGTTTACAACCGGATTTTCATAACATTTGAAGAAAGCAGCAGCATGCCTAGTCATGCTTAAAAATGAGAAAAACAGAAAGGAGTTTTTCATTTTAATAAAAAATAGGAAAAAAAATGGTTACGATCGACGAAGGTTTATTTAATATTTTTACACATCACAAATTCATTACACTACTACTTGAATTGTCTTCTGTGTTAGCAACCCCTCTGGATACATAGGATGTTTTAGGAATGCGAAGCTTTTTACGCTTTTTTCGCCTCATTTCTACGTGTTCCTCGGCGGCTTCTAAATCAATATTGTGCGCTACCCTTGCGTCATCGTCCTCGCTGTATGACAAAGCGCCGCTAACTAATGGCGCAACGTCTATCGACGGCGCAACGGATTCTATGAAGTGCAACTTCATTTGTAATTTTTGTAATAACATCTCAACGGGCGCTCTGACCGCATGCGGTTTTGTAAATTCTGAGTCAACCATTGTGATCAATTCTTTGTATCCCGACGCTGCTGTCACATGAGCCGCTTCTTCTTGCGAATAGTTAAAAAAGGCGGCAAGGCCAGACGTCACGCCGGATATTACGAAAGCAGAAATGTTCACGTAAACGATCCACTCGTATTCGTGCGCTATTCCTTCAAAAGGAGCCATGACTAAAGGGATGACAATAGCTGGCACCATTAACCTGTAATGTTTTGTTTTAGATATTGTAGCAGAACGACTGTGATCCTGTGCCATTAGCGCAGCTCCGCGCTTCCATCTGTTTAACAATTCCAATTGCATTGCCGTATATTCTACCATACTTTGCTACTAATATTTACATAGTCAATACAATTTATGATATTATTGTGATCGTTCATTTGCCCTAAATCATTATTACATGTCAATTAAAATACCGCATGAAATCATCAAAAATAACATCTCCGCAATTTTTCCAAAATCATGATTTTACCTTGGAAAAAGTCAAAAGTTTAATTCCTGGAAAAACTACATCATCCAACTTAAATTATTTATCTTTTGAAATGGCCAATAGCGCAAGTTTGCAATTTGGCGGAGGTGAAGAGAATCAACCCTACGTAGACAACGTGTTTACAGATGAAAATTCTGATGATATTGGCGTGGGTATCGTGTACGATGATCAAAATTTAGTAAATTTTAGAAATGTGATGAATAAAAAACTACAAGAGTCTACGGGTATTTCTTGCCTTGAAAACATGCACAAAAAAAGTGAAATTACGCTCACGTTTCATGCCGATTCAAATATTTGGTTAAAAGAGAAGACTGGAAAACTTAGCAGAATCACATCTCAGAAGAAAAAAAAATTGGTCGAATTTTTCAAAAAACATGCACATGCGAAGACGTCCTGTGATATCATTGCATGTTTTTGCGGGGGGACCGTCTTTCCAAACGACGATACTATATATTTTCAAGAAGAGTGGAAAATTACGACCATCTACTTGCGAGAAGAAACGAAATGTAAAAATTGTCACAGGGATTGGATATCTGCGTGTTTTCAACCCAAAGCACTTTCCGTTCTCGCAAAACCCGTAGCGCCTCCTCCTCCGCCGCCGCAAAACTCTTCTGAGTTGTCGGATTCGATCGAATCTGATCACGATGTAGTAAATCTCGACGAAGTCGTAGAAGATGAAGACGATCCCCTGGCTCGTTTAAGTGATCTAGACATATCTCTTACGTTAAACCAAAGTGTGCTGAGGAAATGAACTTTGATAATAAAATATATACCTGCGTCATATCAAACCCAAGCAATAATACTTTTGCGAAGGAAACGATTGCGAGGTGCAAGGAAGTTGGAATAGTTGCTCACGAGGTAGATGGGTCGCCGCGATATCACGAAGATTTACAAAATGCGCCAGTCGAAAGAGCTCATTTGCGAGCCATATCGCACTTCTATAGAAAAAAAGAATTGCGAAATTTTCACTTGTTTGTCATAGAAGACGATTGCGAGTTTGTACCAGCAGCCAAGCAAATTATTGAAAATGCCATCATAAAGTTAGATAGGAAACCTTACTCGTGGGCTAGCCTGCACGTAGGACATATTCCCGTCGGTCCGGCATTTCCGGTTTCTAGTCTTGGAGGCACGTCCATGTTGATTTGGTCATCAATTCCATTCACGGGTCACGCCTACATAATAAACAGACATTACGTGTCTGTAATTACGAATGTCGCAGCTCATAAGTTCAAAAGACCATATAGCCAGGAGGGATTTTGTCAATACTCGCTGTTTAAAAAGTTTGCCATTCAACCAGTGATTGCAACCCAGAATCGCCGACCGAAGGAGCTTGTTGACATAGATAGCGGAAAGTTAGCCTGGCCGCTCTGCTACCTTACGCCGTTGTTCGAGTTTTCAGACTGGAATCATTTTTTCTGCCTGATCGGTTTTGTTTTCATTCCTTTAGTCTTCATGTTATTCATCTTAATTTCTAAAAAAATATTAAAACTTACACAAAAAAATATTTAACGTATATAAAATGAATCGAGTCGTCCTAAGCGGAAGTGATATTTTATTGATGCGTAAATTATCGCCCAACGACAGAGAATTGTCCTTTGATCTCAATTTTGACAATTCTGGAAATTTAAACGATATAAACTATTTGATTGGGAATACTTGCTCTCCAAACAAAGGCAATTGCTCAATTCGTTCGATACCCGGCGCCGTCAGCGCCCATACGCATCCAAGGGGTGAGAGGGTATCCAGCGCTGATTTGATGGTTAGCATCCATAAGCATCCAGAGTTCGGGGGAAACAGAAAACTTTCTTTCGTCATTGCCCCAAACGGTTTTTACTCTTACGCACCAACTGATGTCATTATTAACAAGTTCAAACAATTATCCCCCAGCATGCAATCTAAATTTCAGAAATACATAAAATGGGTTGGACATCAATTGCAAGATGACACTCAAAATGGAAATGTCTCGGAATTCCTAACTTTTGTGCAACAGCTGGGATTTAATATTTCTTATCACTCGTATAATTCCTTTTTACCCACCGACAACTTTGTGTTCAAGTTAGATCAGTAATTAAGGCTGTAGCGCGAAGATAGACCATGCCTGCACATGGCGCCCGACGTTGAAAGAGAAAACTTTCCTACGGCGTTGGGTTGTATGGCGCTCGCGTCAAACTCTTCTCCGTCTGTAAGTGGACTAAAAAGATCTTGATTGAAATTGTTATTTTTATTTTTTAACTGAAAATTCACGCCGTTGATTTCCATTTCCCTGTAATACATGTCACGTGAGATTTTACTTCTTGTTTCCCACATTTTACCGACGATGAGCGAACCATTTTGCAATGTAATTGCGAAAGAACCGGACTGACATTGAACACCCCGAGTCCTTTCTAGTTCGCACTCGGGCAAAAAAGGCGCTTGAACACACGTCGGCAATTGCTTTGGTTGAGAAATTTTTTTCATATGGTCAGTTGTCAGATTCATAAAATTGGCCATTTTTTTAATTTACAATATTAAAAAGTGATGATGATTATTATATACTTAATGTTATTTTTGATTTTCTTCATCGGCGCGGTTTTAGCGTTGTTTATGATTTCGGGAAATTCAACAGAAAAACCAAAGGCACCTACTTCATTGAAAAAAAATTTTGAGCCCGTCACAATGATAATATCTGCGTCGCCGGTTCCGTCTCATCCAGAAACTATTTGCATGGAAAAAATATTATCATCGGTTTTTAGCCACATCAAAGGAAACGTTTCAAAAATTATTCTTGCCCACGACATTATTCCAGACGACCAATGCGACAAGAAGAGAATGCATGCGTGTTACCCAAAAAAGAAGCGGGAAGAGTTCAAAGACACCTATCCAAAATATCTAGAGTCCCTGAAAAAATATTTGGAAGTGAATACTTTTGACATACCTATAGAATTCGTCCAAGCCGAGACTTGGGGGGGTCTTACAGGAAACATTAACAACGCCATGAAACTAGTAGAAACGAAATATGTCATGCTTGTCCAACACGATCTAGAGTTTGTGAGAGACATAGATGTGAACAGTATTGTGGCAGACATGCAACAACATCCTGACCTAAAAATGGTGCAATTCAACAAAGATCATAATAACGTTTTCCACAGAGATCCTAAAAAGACTGGGATTTTGCAAGCGTGTCATAATTTGGGGAAAGCCCCCAAAGACCAAGGATTTGGCGATATCAAAAAAACTGAGAATAATACTTTCATCAAAACGCCATGTTGGACAGACCAGAATCATTTAACGACGACGGACTACTGGCGCGATGTCGTCTACCCTCTTTGCGAACCAAATTTGCCGCGGTTCATGGAGTATACTATGAACAAATTGTCACCGTTTGACTCGGTGAAATTTGGAACTTGGGTCTGGAGCCCAGAAGGTTTTAATAGCAAAAAGACGATTCATCATTTTAATTGTCGACGAAAAAAACCTATATTCTTCAAGTGATTATAGTATTTTTTTTTGTCTAACATAATAAAAGATGCCAGTCACTTCGGCATTAATTGTCGAACCAAGAAATCACATTGCTCTTGACTGGGTGGTGGACAATGTCGCTGAAACACTCGGCGCTGAAGTCCCCATACATTTACACCACGGTAATAAAAATAAAGAGCTTTCACAGGCTATAGCAAATAAGTACAAAAATGTGCGATTGCACAACATGAAGGTCGAAAATTTAAGCATTGGTGGATACAGCAACTATATGACCCAATCGAAATTGTACGAAAATCTACCAGACGGTCACACCATCGTTTTTCAAACCGACTCGGCGTTTTGCGACCCTAGCGCCGAAGACACCGTGTCTAGGTTGAACACATTGTCTGAATACGACTACATTGGAGCGCCGTGGAAATGGTGGACCGGCAAGAATGACAATAGGGGCGTCGGTGGAAACGGTGGATTTTCGTTGAGAAACACGCACACCATGGCTAGGTTGTCAAAAGTTCTGGAAGAGCAGAGCACGCGCGACGACGTCTTATGTGACGTTGAACACAACGACATCGACAGCGAAGTCATCACCACGAGTTGCGACGCTAACGGCTCTAGCAACGACCATCCGGCTTGCGTCTTAAAATGCCACAAAATTGCTGCAAAAATGCGACACCCAGAAGACGTAAAATTGACAAGAGCTTGCAAACGAGATCAATCGTGCAAACTTCCCAATTTATTCGAAGCGGCGGAATTTCAAAATCAGCACGAAGACTTTACGGCGAGAGCAACCGATTCTGAAATAGTCAAAGAACCTATCAGCGGCGTGCGCTGCCTCAAGACCGGAAGAGACGATCCGATTGGTTTTCATAAACCACAAAAATTTTGTCACCGCTTGCAAAAATGTCCCGCTATCGAAGAATTCCCGTGGCGCAAACGCGGAACCATGACAAATAAAGAATTGAGGGAAAAACTTGATTATCTAAAACATGGAGTTTAAATGATGAATTCTGACTAGTTTCTAACTGAATGATAACCCGATTCTTTCTAGGTCACCACGCAAATCGTCATCGTCAAGATTTAGATTTCGTCTGACAGATTCAAGGTCGTCTTCGTCAAGTTGTCTTCTCGATTGTCGAGGTGGTGGCGTATTAACTATACGGTCGTGTTCTCCCAACACTTCACGAGCTAATGCGTCTATTCTCCTTTGGTTCTCTTCCGAGACCGTGGACCGGTCTGCAGCCACCTCGTTAGTTAGTCTCGCCAATTCACGTTGTTGTTCAGAGGTCATCGGACTCATGACGCTGACGCCCCGCAGTACGGCTAACAGCTCCCTTGAGCGCACGCTCCTAGTTGGTCGCGGCGCCGATCGCCGCAAGCGAGGCACCTGTGGCGGTGTCGGCTGTGTCCTATCTTCTGCTTGACGGCGCAGCATTGATGGGGGTGCAAGTCCAAGATGCGGTTGGATGACAGACGGAACTGTAAACATTGGTATACCTAACTCGTTGGCGAGCTCGTAGTTCCAATTTTCTTCAAAGAAATGTTGTACTTCGGGATTTGTTCCCATTTCTGACACTAAGTGTCGTATAGCGTTGCGCACAATCATGTTTGGGATATAATGACGAGATCTTAAAACGACGCCGCTTGATGTTCGTATAGGATACATGTCAAGTCTGTCTAAAGAAGTTTTCTCATAAGTAAACCCATCTGCGGCAACTACTGGTTGAATA